CTCACTAAGCAACTCCAATATGCGGTGAAAGCAGAGGTGCCCGTAACCAAGAGTTTGAAATACACCGTACACACGACGCCGGCTCCAACACAAAAGTCGCTCAAATATACGGTGCTCTTAGACCACGCGCTCACAAAGGCACTCGCCTACTTTGTGCGTACGGAGCAATCACTAACCAAGTCGTTGAAATATACCGTCGTAACCGAGCAATCGGTGACTAAGAGTTTGTCGTACCGCGTTTTGGTCGAGCAAGCTATCACCAAGTCATTGAGGTATGCGGTCCGCAAGGCCGGCTCAATCACCAAGGGGCTTGTGTACGCGGTCCGTACCGTGCAACCGATAACAAAAAGTTTGCGGTACGCAGTAAAGAAAGAGAACGCGCAAACAAAGAGCTTGAAATATACGGTCCATACTACGAGCGCAATTACAAAATCGCTCAAATATGGGGTGCTCTTGGACCATGTAATTACCCGGGCACTTTCCTACTTTGTGAGGAGCGAGCACGACGTAACAAAATCTTTGAAGTACACCGTAAAGTCACCGGTAAAGGTAACGCTAGAACTTACGTATATTGTCAAGCGTATATACCAAGAGGGCGAGGCAGTATTAACCACAAAGGGCGACCAAGTAATTATCAACAAAAGTAAGCCGGAAATTGTGCCACTTGCTACCAAACAACGCAAGGAAGTGCTAAAATTAAAACAAGCAGACCGAGTAGTGCTTGGCACACGGCGCCAATAAAATTATGAAACTACTAACCGCACCAACAGAGGACTTTATAAAGCTCGAAACAACCGAGCTTGCCGCCGACGCGAGCGCCGGTAGCAACGTTACTCTTACACTCCAAAACAATGACGGCATGGCCAACAACACGTTTATTGTTGTCGGTCGTGAGGGGTCCGAAAAAGCAGAGATTTGTAAAATAAACCAAGCAGTTACGCCCGGGCAAAATGTCCGTGTCGCAACATTGCTTTTCAATCACAAAGCCGGCGAGCCAATAACGGTATATCGCTTCGACCAAAGAAAGTTTTACGGCTCAATCACGGTTGACGGCTCTTACACGGAGCTTACGAGTGACGGGTCACCAAAGACGATTGGCGTAGACGACCCAATGGGAACTCAACTAGAGTACACCGGCTCGACCTATCTTTTCTTTAAGGCGACGTACTACAACTCGGTAACGGCAGAGGAAACAAATATCAGCGACGCGGTGGCCGTCGAGGGTGACGAGACAAAACGCTATTGCACCATTTACGGTATCCGAAAAATGGCAGGGTTTACCAACAACCCGTTTATTTCGGACGGCCGAGTTGAGGACAAGCGCGCGCAAGCAGAGAACGAGATTAACTCGGCAATCTACGCACGGTACACTTTGCCTCTCGCAGAGGTGCCGCCATTGCTTACGTATGTTGCGGAGTGTTTGGCCGCCGGATATTTGCATTACGAGGAGTACGGCCAAGAGGGTGACGCAGTAAAGAAGCTCGGCGAGGCCCGAGGTATTTTGAAGTCCATTAGAGACGGAAGCCAAAGGTTGATTGGCTCGGACGATACGGAGCTTGCCGTTGTCCAAAGCGCGGCGAAACTATCCGGTGTACCAAACGGAAGCGAGGAGGGCACCGGGAGCAACGAGCGTCGTTTCTCAATGGACCAAAAGTTTTAAACGCCTATGTCAATTGCTCTCTCATGGGAAATCGAGGGGACCAAGCAATTGTCGAGAACGCTAACGGGTATCGGCAAGGGTATTAAAGATTGGACACCGGCGTTTAAAGAAAGTGCGGACAGCTTGGCAAAAGTATTTGCCAATGAAGTGTTTGACACTAAGGGCGCAGAGATTGGCGAGCGTTGGAGGCCGCTTAAACCGGCATACCTCGCCGCAAAGCGTCGCGCCGGTTTTCCACCGGACATACTCGTTAGGACCGGGGAAATGCAACGGAGTTTCAAGACGTTGTTTAAGCCGGACTACGGGCAAGTATGGAACTCGGCGGCATATTTCAAATATCACCAATCCGCCAAGCCACGCACGAGCAACCTACCTAGACGGGTTATGATGAAGCTAGGGGAAAATCAAAAGCAGTTGGTCGTTAAGATTTTCCACACGTATTGGTATAATAAAGTCAAGAACGCGTCGCGTTAAAAACAACTATGGAAATCTACCAAGACCCAATCATTAAGAAATACACGGACCTTATCACGGCGGCCATGCCCGGCGTCTTTAAGGGTATCTACCAAGGCGACCCAATCCGGGTGCCGGCGTCCTCGCTTCCGGCGCTTATCGTTTCCAAAACCGCAACAGCTATGGCACCTCTCACAAACTCGGAGGACGTGCACGAAATGAGCTTGATTGTAACGGTCATTGTGGACTTGCGCGAGGAGGTCAATGACGACACCGAAATTGTACCGGGAGTTGCAAAACTTTATGATATAATTGAGGGCAGAGAGCAAGCGACGTACGCATTGAAAACAGATAGTATTTTGGATATTTTGCGGTCAAACATTGTCGTTGACGCCGCGCTCAACTTACGTACGGACCTTGGCTCTATCACGCGTGCCGACTATGGCCTAACTGTTGGCAAGCGCGCGCCGGAAACGTACGCGGTCGAGGGTCAAGTTGAGTTTGTAGCGACATTCTCACAAGTAAGAGAATAAACAAAACATTATGACAAAAGTAAAAAGCACAAAGTCAATATCGTTTCCAAAACTCGGTTGGGGTATTAGCGCCGGTGAGGTGAAAGAACTACCCGAGGGCAAGGAAGCACAAGAACGTATTTTGAAAGAGCCGGAAATAAGCGTCGTGTCCGGCGGCAACATTAAAAGTAATCCGTCCGACAAGGACACTAAATAATCACTATGGCTAAAACAAGTGGAACACAAGTAAACATTGGCCTCGGTATAGAGAGCGCGGCGGCCCCGGGAACGGCGGTTGCCGAAGCGGTATTTATTCCGTGGACCGAATACTCAATGCAAGCAGTTGCAGAAAAGAGTATGTTTACGGCGGCTCGCGGTATCCGCAACTCGTCGTCTAACTCAATGATTAAGCGCAAGTACTCGACCGGCTCAATCGGGTTTATCCCGAACGTAAAAGTCATGCCGTACTTCCTTGCGCTCGCGCTTGGCTCGGTATCGTCCTCGGGCGTTTCCGACAGCGCATACACGCACACGTTTACGGTGCAGAACGCAAACGCTACTCCAAAGACCGCAACGCTTACCGCAGAGGAGGGCGCAATACAAACTACGCAGTACAAGAACGTCGTATGTAACTCACTCAATCTTGAAGTGAGCGACGAATATGCGGCATGTACGGCGGAGCTTATCGGTATGTTTCCGGGCACGGACACTATCAGCGAAAGCTACTCGCAAGAGACGGAGTTTGCTTATCACCAAATGACGGCAAAGTTTGGTACTTCCCTATCAAACGCGGCCGGCAACTCGGCTACTCCGCTTAAATCTTTCTCGCTTTCTATCAACAACAACGTTTTGCTCGACGAAGCGTTTTTGTCCGGTAGCAATGAGATAACGGCCGGGGGCCTTGCAATGGGTCGCTTGCAAATCACCGGCTCGTACTCGCTCCACTTCACGGACACTACGGAGCTTGCAAAGTACAAGGCAAATACCAAGAACGCGCTTATTGTGACGTTCGAGGGTGCGCTTATCGGGTCGTCCTCGAAAGAGACAATCCAATTTAAGCTCGGTCGCCTCGTACTCACGAAGCCACCGGTGGAGCACAACATTGACGGCCTCTTGGTGCTCACGCAGGACTTCGAGGTTGAGTACGACGCAACGGACGTTGAGCTTACGGCAATCGTAATCAACGCCGTAAACAACGCGTCGTCACACGTGTACGACCCGTCTTAATAAAATCTAATCTACAAAACTATGACTATGGAAAGACCAACCAAAGAAATTACACTCGGACAAAGCGGCGCAGTTGTGACGCTCTACGAGTTTATTACCGGCCGCGACAAGCGTGCTATTGAAGCCGTTTATCTTGAAGCGGCAGAGGTGACCTCGAAGCGCAAAAGCGGCGGCGAGGGTGAAATTGAAATCGGCGGCGTAAAGGGCACAGCAAGCCACTTAATGACCAACGCCGCATTTAAGGCGGTCATTAAGTCGGTCAAGCCGGCCGGTGACGGTGCCGAGGAAGTCACGGACCCTAAAAAGGTGCTCGACTTTATCCTCGACGCAATACCGGAAGCGGACTACGACCAGATTGTTGCGGCGGTAAACGAAGTTACCGACCCAAAAAAAGCGTAAGCGACCTCGCGGAATACGCGGCTACGGGGCGCTTAAAAGGCGAACTAATCACGGTGGCAATATGCGAAATGTACGGGTGGACCTTACAAGAGTATGAAAGCCAACCGTGGGACTTCCTAAAAACGATTATCGAGAAACATGCAATAGATAAACGCAAAGAGGAAGCCGAAGCCAAACGTAAGCCGCGTAGAACCTAAAAAATATATGGCACTACTAGGCGGAAACGAACAATCACTAAATATCGTCGTCCGGCTCAAAGACGAAGCGAGCCAACAGCTCGACAAGTTTAAGGGCAAGGTTGAGGGTATGCAACCGGCATTTACCAAAATGGCGGCCGTTGGTACGGCGGCCTTTGTTGGCATTGCCGCAGTTGCTATGAAAAGTGTACAAGCGTACGCCGAAGTAGAACGCTCGCAACGTCAGTTGGAGCACGCCGTTATCGGAGTGTCGAAAGGAACGCAAGAGCAAGTTAAGCAGATTGAGGACATAACGGCCGCGCTTGAAAAGAAAGCCGGCGTTGACGCGGACGCTCTCAAAATGGGTGCCGCTCAACTCTCGACGTTCGGCCTACAATCAAAGAGCGTCGTTGACCTCACCAAGTCACTTGCGGACCTTACCGTAAACCAATCCGGCCTCAACGCGTCGGCCGACGATTATGTTACGAGCGCAAACACGATTGCCAAGGCGCTTAACGGACAATTTGGTGTGCTCGAAAAGTCGGGTATCCGCTTCACCGAGGCGCAACAAAATCTTATCCTCTACGGAACCGAGGCGGAAAAGGTGGCCGCGCTCCAAGAGGGCCTAAACCAAAACTTGCGCGAGACGACCGACACCGTAGCCGGTACGGACCTCGCTATGGCGAAGCTCGCCCGGGCAACCGAGAATATCCAAGAGAACTTAGGCGCCGCACTCGCTCCGGCATTTGCGGCCGTAGCAGAAAAGTTGCAACCGCTTATCGAGCAGTTTGCGGCATGGGCCGAAGCAAACCCGGAACTCTTGGCAACACTCGTTGGAGTAGGTGCCGCCATTGCCGCAATAGTGGCCGTGGTCGGTACGCTCGGCCTTATACTTCCGCCGGTCATTGCCGGGTTTACTCTACTCTTGGGACCGGTGGGGCTTGTCATTCTTGCCATTGCCGCACTCGTCGCCGGTATTGTGTTGCTCGTGAAAAATTGGGCCTACGTGAAAGAGCAAATGAAGCTCACTTGGGACGGCCTCAAAATAATGTTTAAGGAGGGTGTGAACTACCTTATCGGACTTGCCGAGGGGTGGGCGAATATGTGGGTCAAGGCGGCCAACTTCATTATTGACGCGCTCAACAAAATTAAGTTTTCGATACCGGATTGGGTGCCTAAAATTGGAGGTAAGAGTTTCGGTATAAATATCGAGCGCATGAAAGAAGTATCTTTGCCCCGTTTGGAGCAAGGAGGTTTTGTGCCGGGCGCGCGCGGTACGGCGGTGCCGATTATCGCGCACGGTGGCGAGCAAATTATCCCGGCCGGCCAAGCAAAGGGCGGCGGTGACGTGTACATAAAGGTCGAGATTAACAACCCAAGTATCAAGTCCCAAGAGGACATTACGATACTACGTAAGCAAGTCGAGGACGTGTTTAGAGACGTGGTGCGCGTCTACAAACTCCAATCGGCCTAATCCCCTATGGCTAAAACACTTACCGTAGCCGGCGCAAACTATCTACCTTACGCCAAGACAAGCACGGTGCGTATCCGAGAAATGTTGCGTAAGACCAACGTAATGAACTTCGAGGCCGTAACCGAGGGCATTGCGAACGCGCCGCAAGAGGGCGCGGAAATTGTATACAAAGACGGCTCACGCTTTCTCTTTGGCGGTTTTATTTCTCGTGTGCAACCGACAGAAACCGGACTAGGTGAGTTTTTTAAATACCAAGTGGAGGCGTCCGGGTATGACTATATTTTTAATAACAAGATAGTGCGACGTGCGTACTCGAACGAAACGCTAGGTGACATTGTGGCCGACATAATAGCCGACTTTGTGGGAACGTCATACGGCTTTGACCTCACAAACGTACTCACCGGTCCGACAATTGAGACGGTGAGCTTCGACCATATTTCGGTACGTAAGGCGTTCGAGAAACTAGCAAAGCTCACCGGTTACGTTTGGTACGTTGACTACGAAAAAAATCTTTACTTCCAAACGGTTACTACTTCCCCGGCACCGGAAGCAATCACGGACGCGGACGAAAACGCAATGGAAGTGCAAATATCTTACGACACCTCACAAGTCCGTAACTCGGTAATTGTGATTGGTAGCTCGGACGGGGTGCAGTCACTTGACCCGGTTACACAAACGTTTGAGGGCGACGGCGAAACGCGCTCTTGGGAGTTGGACGAAAAACCAAGTGAGGTTATCCATATCAAACTAAATGGGGTGTCGCAACAATTCTCGCTTGAAGTGAACGAGCGAGATACGGACTACTTTACGTACAACTTCACCGGGAAAAGTTTTAAAGTTACCGACGCACAAACAACACCGGTCGGAGGCGGCACACCGGACGAGATAGAAATTAGTTATTACCCTCGCATACCAATCATTGAACAAAGAACAGACCCGGCTAGTATCGCTTTCTTTGCGGCGCTTGACGGGGGCGACGGAGTGTACGAGTACACGATTAAAGACAACTCCATTGGCTCAATTGAGGAGGCACAAGCTCGGGCGGACCAAGAGCTAGAGGAGTACGGTATGCCGCTCGTGGAGGGCACCATACGCACGCGTACGGGGCTTTTGGCCGGTGGCTCGATATTTGTACCGGGACAGGCCCTAACGGTCAATTTCCCGTCATACGGGCTTTCTACGGATACCGTGTTTCTTATCCAAGAAGTACAGATAAACGTAGTGGAGGGGTCGGACACCGAGTACGAGTACATCATTAAGTTTGGAGGAAAAATTGTCGGTATCCAAGAGTTTTTGGAAACGTTGGCCTCGCAACAGGCCGAGGGTGAGGAGGTCGCAACCGACGACGAAATTATAACGATTGAGCACGCTACGGACAGTATGGAGTTTGAGGACCAAGCGCCGACGACCTCGATACAAACGCCACCGTTTGAGTATGGAGGGGGTGGAAATCCGCAAGGAAAATGGAACCTTAGCGAGTGGGCGTGATATAATTACAACACGGACTATGAAGCACAACCAACACCAAACAATTAAAGAAAAAATGGGGAAGTGGCGTGGCCGCGTGACTTTTACCTCTCTTGAAGTTGTGGGTGAGGAGGCAGAAAAGCTAGAGGCA